CTATCCTCGCCAAGCAGATACTAAAGGTTAAGGAACTGGAAGCAGAAGCTAAGTTAGGTAACATACCTTATAAAGAGGCTATTGCACTCAAAGCAGAAAACAAGGAACTCAAAGAGCAACAGCTGACGGTGGACACCATAGAGAAAGTATTTGATAAGCACACAATAATTGCAAACAGTGATATTCTATACAGAAAAGATTTAGCGATACATATAATCAAAGCAAGAGAGGCTAAGCAGCACCGGACATGCGACCCGGAATGTCCGTTCTACAAGACAGAGGAGGCATCTAAATGATCGAAACAAGCATAATTATACCAACACAGAAGCTAACAGAAGAAGAGATAGAGAAAGTAATCTTAGATAACAAAGAGATATTTATATTTGAAGATAGCGGTATGGGGGAAGGTATAGATTATAGTAAATTAGCCAAAGCAATCCATAAACTATACGGAGGTAAGTGATGAATAATATGTCAGCATTATGGTCAGCTATGTTATGCGTTATTTTAATATTCATTGTATTTGGTATAATAGCAAGCATGGGCATTTTTACACAAAGAGTATGGCAACATATAAACCAGGACAACTTTAGGACTACATTTGAAATAACCACACCAGGTATATATGCTATCAAATGGGATGGTAAAGAATTTATCTGTCAGAATGTAGATAAGTACGGGAATATACTAAAAAGGGGGTAAGACATGGACAGAAGAGACGTAGAGGAACGAGCAGCCAAATGTAACATCTGCGCCACTGAGCTGAATATAGTAGAGAACCAGATATTCGGCAACAGGTGTATATACTGCGACACCACACCCAGGAGGATAGGGTTCTGGGACTTCATGGTGCTATGCAGGCTAGACTATATAATATACACCCTGACACGTAAGCTTATAGCCAAACACAAAGAGGACGCCCGGATGCTATATCTAGGGTGTATATCAGAAGCGGGATCGGTGGATATTAGGGGGTTACAAACAACTGGGGACAAGGACAGGTTAATTAAGATTATGCGGAGATATGTATAATGGGGCCTAAAACAAGGAAACTATATAAATCGTATTGCGTAAAAGAGTGCATAAACCGAAACAAGGCATGTAACGCCTGTTATAAATACAGCCGGTACATACCAAAACAGAAGGGGGAGATATGTGGAAGCGAGTTGTAGTAGTGGTAGCGATCGCAATGCTCATAGCACCTATGGCATTTGCGGACAGGACAGAGGACTTGCAGAAGGAGTATGCAGATCTAGTGGGTCAGCGCATTAAGATCAACGAAGAGCTGTTGAGAATTGAGGGTGCGTTCAGAGAAATCCAAAGAATGAACGCAGAGGTTAAGGCCAGAGCAGAGGCAGAAGCGAAAGCGTTAGATGCGATTGAGATAGTACCAGAGGCAGAGGACACAGAATAACTAGCAAATTGAGGCTGCAGGCGAAGAAGCTTAACGCTTCCTAGGAGCAAAGAGCTGACGCAACGAGGCCCGTGCCAGTTAAAATGCAGCCTCACGATACGAAAGGAGACAACATGAGATACCTGATAATAGCAATACTGCTGATAAGTTGCATAGTTACGCCTGTGTTTGCAAAGCAAGAATATAACGCAATGGAAAACAGGTGGGAAACCGTACCAGACAATTCAGATTGGGATGTAAAATATAACGCCATGGAAAATGAGTGGAGCTATCAACCTGAAAAAGCACAAACAGAGTATAACGCCATGGAAAATAAATGGGAATGGGATAGCGGTAAAAATTAAAAAGAAAGGATAGAATATGGGCGTACCAAGGATATTAGGGGCAAGAGAACTAGCGCTATACAGGGAAACCAGGCAGAAGTTGCATCTATCCAAGGCTATTAAGGCTAAGTGCTATGAATGCAATGGAGAGGAAGAGAGCAGGCCAGACTGTGAAGTAGATCGTTGCCCTCTGTACCCTTATCAAAGGGCCTACAAAAAGTTGGATCAAAGAAAGGGAAGGTAATAATATGCTACAGAGATATCATTTCAGGGCCATAACAGACCCGGGAACGAAGGAGGAACTAGAGTTCGCTACTAAAACACTAGGCAGGAAGGATGAGGACTGGACATGGATGTCAAAACGCATGAAGCATTACGGAAAGCAGCGGATCGAGCAATTCGCAGTAGGCATAAGGAAAGAAGAATATGACAGGATAGATAAGAAATACAAAGACAAGACATATGGCAAGAAGGAGTTGATATGAAATTAGAAATATACGATATATTAAGAAAGTTCCACAAACAAATACTAATACCGCTGATGGGAAAGAAAAGTTTGAGCGATTGGGAAAAATGTGCATTAGAAACATTGAGCGGTGTATTCTATTTAGTTGAGCAGGTATTCAGCGAAGATAAGTAACAGAAAGCGCCAAGCAAGCTCCCAGAAGTATTGACAGAAACATAGTAGTATGATATATTTATAGTGTAAGCGGAGTAGCACTCCGCAACTTTATCCGGACAAGTGGGTGTATACACACATCTACTTGTCTTTTTTAATATACAAAAGGATAGTTATGTCGACGGAGAAAAAGAAAATAGGTCGCCCATCCCAGTTTCACACAATCAATCAAGAACAACTTAAGCAATTAGCATTAGACGGTTGGACAGATAAGAAAATAGCTGTCTTTTTTAATATAACTACAACCACACTAGACAATTGGAAGAAAAAACATCCAGAGTTTATTGCCTCCTTAAGAGACTGGAAAATAACAGCAGACCTTAAGGTAGAAAAATGTTTATACAAGCGGGCTCAAGGGTTTAGGTACAAAGAGGTAACAACTGAGTATATCGAAATCGGAGAGTCCAAGACCCCGGCAAAGAAAACCAAAGTAGTCACAAAGCAACTACCCCCAGACCCCACATCAATGATATTCTGGCTCAAGAACAGGCAACCGGACAAGTGGAGAGACAAGAAGGACGTAGAGGTAATCGAACTAACCCCAGAGGAAAAGCGTGCCAAACTTGCTAGAATCAAAGCCATTATCGGGTCAGACGACAGCGATACCGAGTAAAGAACTCTTTGCCGCAGAGAGTATCGCAGTACGGGATAACCCTCTTAGCCTGGTAGAGAAGAGTATGCTCCATATCAAGACTAAAGCCGGAGAACTCCTGCGATTAGACCTCAATTCCACCCAAATTAAGCTATTCCGTAAGATTAAAGAACTCCGTAAGCAAAATAAGATGATCCGTATCTGGGTGCTTAAATATCGCCAGGGAGGAGTATCCACACTTATTGAGAGCATTATATACGCACTGACCTCACAACAGCACAATATCAACTCCCTTATACTAGCAGATGAAAAGGATCACGCAAGTAACCTATTTGAGATGTCCAAGCTGTACCAGGAGAAACTAGAGGAAACAGATCCACACCTGACCGTGCCTTTAAAGAAGTCCAATGAGAAGAAACTAGAGTTTGAGGGGCTCCATTCACAGATACTTATAGCATCCGCAGAGAACACAGAGGCAGCCAAGAGCCGGACATTCCAGATCGTACACATATCAGAGGTAGCATACTTCCGTGATTTAAAGACAATATTGGGTGATTTGAACCAAACCGTGCCTGATTTACCCGGGACAATGGTCATAGGTGAGACCACAGCGAACGGTATGGATGAGTTTTATAGGCAATGGCTAAGAGCGATAGAAGGCAAAACAGACTGGATACCGCTGTTCTTCCCCTGGTTTGAGATGGTAGAATACTCCATGCCACTACAGAACGGAGCGCTGTACCCACTTGAGGGCGTTAACTTTGACGCAGATACCTCATTACAGGTCTTTGAGACTGAAGAAGAGGCATTACAGCAGGAATTCAACCTCACTGATGAGCAGTTAAACTGGCGTAGATACGCAATAGTAAACAAATGCCAGGGCGATTTGAACATATTCAAGCGTGAATACCCTGCCACATGGCAAGAGGCGTTCGCAATGAGCGGTGAGTTATTCTTCGATCGCAAGGGCCTGGACAAGCAATTAGAGAAGCGCCCGATCGCACAGGGAGAGATATTCTTCCAAAACCTTAAATGGGAGTGGAGAGACCTCAAGCACGGTAGAATACAGCTATTTGAGCGCCCACAGGCCGGTGAGCAGTACATAGTGACAGGAGACGCATCCGAAGCCGTAGGATCAGACGAAGCAGCAGCACTGGTGCTTAACAAGCGTTTAAACACTACCGCAGCGCAGGTAGTCGGGCAGATAACACCAGAGGACTTAGCCCAGATAGAGATAGCCCTAGGTAACTTCTTCAATCAAGCCCTTATAGCCCAGGAAAGTAAAGGCTATGGATATCAAGTAAATCAGTTAATTAATGCAGCATATGGCAATATATACCGTAAGGTAATCACCAAAGACGGCATAGATACACCCACAGGAGAACTGGGGTTCAACACCAACTCAGTCACCCGGCCCTCAATGTTGGCTCAAATGGGCGAAGAAATCAAGAATAACTCTACGATACTCAATTCAAAGGAACTCATATCAGAGTGTCGGACGTTTATTGTAAAGAAGGACAAATTAGGCAAGGTAACAAAGATAGAGGCACAAGACGGATACCAAGATGGCCTGGTGATATGCCGGGCCATAGCCTCTTATGTAAGGAATCAGCACCCATATAAGGCAGTTAACACTAAAGATACCCACGCAAGGCAGAAGGCTTTGATAGCTGAACGCAGACAAAAGAGGAGTTTCTAGTATGGCAGACGAAAACATTAAAGACGTCAAATTTGAGATTGAACCCAAGAGCGCCTCTGATAAGAAAATGGAAGCAGCAGGCATACCAGTATATATGGAAGTGCGAGAACTGTCTCCTGATCAGAAGAAGCGTGCCGTCAAAGAGATAAGAGCCGAAATCAAGGCTATCCAGGAAGAGCGGGACAACGATCAGCTTGAAAAGAAGTGGGAAGCGCTAGAAAATCAATACAAGGGCGAGGTAACAGATGATGATCTATCTCAATTCAACCTCAATAGAAATGTAACCAAAGTCAAAATAGACAATATAGTCACATCTTGCTCAGAGGCTTTCTTTGAATCAGATCCTATGTATGCAATCACACCACGGCCAGAATACGGTAAGAACAACATAGAGGTATGCGCCAAACAACAGGATTTCCTAGATTACAAGGTAGATAACCTACCATTTATGCCTGAATTAGACCTCGTATACCATTCAGCAGCAGTCAAGGGAACGGGTTGGCTAGAGATATTTTACGATATTAAGCGTGAGGATCGCAGAAGAGAAGAGTCCTACGAGGCTAAAATGGAGCAGGTCGATGATGGACAGGGCAATGTGACTATGGTTAGCAGAGGTTTAGAGGAGTTCCTATCTAACTGGCCAGACGCAGCCCTTGATCACCCAGGCTACATCAAGAGACTTATGGACGGCAAAGACATAGAGTTCGTAGCTGACTATAAGGAAACCATCTATAATGACCCCAGGCCCAAGTATCACGACATCAAGGACGTATATGTAAGGCTTAAGACAGATGGCCTTGAGGGCCTAAAGACTACCAGGCTGATAGCCATAAAAGAGAACTTCACCTATTGGGAACTCAAAAGAGAAGAGGCAGATGGCAAATTCTATGATATAGATGAACTCGTAATGAAAGAAGGCAAGCGCCCGGACAACTTTGAGACCATGGACTTCAACATATTAAAATGCACATATTACTTCCGCATGAAGGAAGGCGAGGATAAAGAGACCAAAGTAGTGCTTTGGCTAGCAGAAGAAAAGAAGATGATCATAGGCTCAACGCTGTATCCATACTACTCCGTAGGCTGTACCCTGATACCATTCCATGTAAAGCGCAAGGTCAAGGGCATATATCAACCAGGTGTAGCAGAGGATATGACAGACAGCAACCTAGCAGAGAACGCAATACTCAACATGACCCTAGAGACAGCATACATACAGAACACCGTAACCCCAATAACCAAAGACGCAGAGACTCAGGCGCAGTTCCTAGAGAAGAGATTTGCTCATGGCGTACCCATAGAGGCAGACTCAAATAGTATAGACTTTCTGCAAAAGTACATGAAACCCGCTGATATTGGTGGATTATTGAGCCTTATGCAGTATTTAGTATTAGGAGACGATCAGGTAAGTAGAGTATCAAGCCTTATGAGTGGAGCAGAGAGCCCATTTGACCCCAACGCCCCCGCCAGAAAGACCATGGCCCTCCTACAGCAGAGCGGTAGAGGCGTAATG